TTTTTTTTTTTTTTTTGCAAAACAACGATTATAAACATTAACGTAAAATTCCTGCGTTCTTTCGAACACATTAAAAAGCATTAACAAAATTAAGAAAGAAAACAGCATCTACACACGTCCTGTGTAGATGTAAAAGAACCAATTAGGACTGAACCATAACTGGGATCCCTCTGAAGAAAACAAACTGCCCATCATCTCCAAGACGACACGCATCATTTATTTCAACAGTAGGTGATGAATTTGTTCCATACAAATTCACGGTGAACTGCTCCAAATACAAAGCATCCTTCGCATAGAAAGGATAGTGAATTCTAAAATGGCCAGGATAGTAATGAGGGACAGAAACCGATACATTATTTTGGATCTTAGGAAAAAATGTAGTAAAACCTGAAGCCGTATAAGGCAAAACAGCAGCGGAATAAGAAACGCCAGCAGGACCAGTGTCTAAAACAACTGAACCGTTAGAAATTAGAGAAGGATCATTAGCAGCGCAGTACATATTGTGCACGAAAGACCCTCTACTTCCTACGTATGCAACTGCAAGATATGAAAATAAACTTTGTTGGAAAGTTATATTAGTAACAGTATCTGCATTTGCTAGGGGAGGAGCATTCGGCATAGTAAATTTCATAGGGCCAGGACCTGCTCTAGGTCCTGGCTCAGGACACCATCTGGCTATGGTAGCCCTACTCGCTAGCTCTTTGATGGTAGTAGGTTGCGCCTCACCGAAGAACTTTGAAAAGAATGTTCCATCGGTAGGGATTGTTTCTGAAGAAAGAGAAATAGCAAGGTTTTGGGCCTTATAAAAATCACTAGTAGGTGACGCTATTACTAAATCATCAGACGAAAAATAGACATTAATTCTAACCAAATCTGTGCTTCCATTGGATTGAAGCGGATTCACAACATAAAATGTCAAGAAACCATTCGCAACATTATTCAATCCATAGAAACTTGGAGTCCACGGCCAAGCACGTCCGATTTTCTTATTCAAAGCAAAAGCTTGAGGTTGAGACCACGGTATCTCTAACTCATGTTCAGTACGTCCACTAACTTGTAAATTCCAACAACGCAAAGTTTGGACAGCATTAGCAAAAGTATCAACAGCAGCCGTTGCATCAGGATAGTATGCAACACATAGGGTCAATCTGTGAAACACAGATGCAACGACTTCGAGTTTAACTTTCATTGTGCCGCGCCAATACCTAAAAGGTCGAGTGACATAAGCAATAGGAGTAAGCTCATATCCGCTACCTATGGCAGGAGCGTCTGTTAGATAACATGTAGCAGGATGGACATATAAGCTACCAACGGCTGCACCAGCCGCATCTGCGGGAGCAACAGCAATTTGGGCAACTAGTCCTGGTTTAGCAGCTAGCACAGAAATTTCTTGATCTTCTTTAGACAACAAGGGGCACGATGAACTATCTATTCCTAGAGAGTTAGTAGTGCGGAGAGCTAAATTAATAGCTGCATCCTTATTATCAACGAGAGTCAAATTATTAGCAGTGTTAGTAAGAGCAACATAAGTGCGCTCTTGAACCAAGGGTTTCGCAAACCCAAACCATGCCAAAGCGTTAGCAGCACTAGAACTTAAGTTAGAAAACAATGTCGCAGCTTCAGGAAGTCCAGGTATGGGAACCTTAGCAACAGCATCAGCGACTGTACTAGCCTGTCTAAAGAAAGAAGAATACTTTCCTTGTTCCTTAGAACTTAAAGACTTGCTAGACAGCGTAGGGACAGCCATTGTAAGATTCGTTAGGGACATATAGGTAGTGATAGCAACGGTAGGAGCAGTAGCAGTTCCTGAGATTAAAGGATTAACTACCGTATAATACGCGTTGTAAGATCCAAAAGATCGTGTTCTATCATAGAGCCCCCAAATCGTAGAACATGGGAGAATTAATTCGTAAACTTTATTCTCAGAAGGATCAATATCTATGTGTGGCAACAACAAAGATCTTACCTTTTGAGGAGCAGCAATACTAGAAGATGCAACAGCCGTCAAATCAGGATTCGTAGGACGGGGATCAAATGCATAAACCAATTTACCAGCTGCGAAAGGCGCTCCTTGAACGACAACAGTAATCTTAATATCGCAATAGAAGAGCCTCAAGTTGGCGAATTTCTTACCCAGAGGAGTCGCTGCAACAATTGTATTGAAGAATGCATCCACAATATCAAGTTGAATAGTACCGTAAGTTAATGCGGCATTCCACACTTGATAAGCTAACTCTACTTTATGTTCGGCAAAGTCATTGTAATGATCCTTCAACTGCGCAGGCATTGAAAAGGGTTTCTCTATCATAACATGGGAAAAATCAGAAATGACCATTTCCACGTTGTCGTCGCACTCACAGTCGACGGGTTGAGTTCCATTATTGAATTCAGCGAGCCAGTTCAAATACTTCAAACGCATGACTCTAGCGAGTGAAGTTTGGAGTTTTATTCTTTCAAGCAGGGTAGAAGCAGTTTGGAAAAACATAAAAAGACAAACTGTCATTATGCATAACTTGAAAGGCGTTATTTTAACCAGGTGACACCTCCTGGGTTCTGGCCAATTACAACCACGACATTTCATACTTATTGGATCGCCATACTTCCAACAAATAATCATATGTAAACCATGTCGTGACAACACCATGTTTTTCAGCAATTGTCTTAAGACGGTCTTGCCATTGTGCATAGACACTTGGACCCATAAAGAAAAACTCTCTTTGGGCTGTTTCTAAGCACTGTGAAAGGACCTCTGTCTCGGAAGCTCCGCTCCCTTTCAATTCAAAAAAACATAACATCTTGACTATAGAGTCCATTGCCAAAGGAAGTACATATCTCCCTTCAAGCACTCTAAAAGACCTTTTGAGAAACGTCAAGTCATTCTCATTAACAAAAGGCTTTTCAATCACTCCTTTCGCTCCAGTGGTAATTTTGTATCCCAACTCTCTCATTCCTACTTCAATAGAGACCAAGTTAAACTTAGAAGCAATAGAAATATGTATTGAGCATGCATTATCATCCCCTTGAATAGCAGCTTTAACTAGATCCCAAAATGTTGATGGATCTAGCCCAGCGCGTTGAAAAGAGTACAACAAGCCCAAAACATTCCAGATTCCATTCATGCAGAGAGTTCCAAGCCAACCTGAAGGCATGCCGGCAGTCCAAACAATGACGTCACTCTTATGGACAAGAAGCTTTACTGACATCGCATAAATTAAAAAATAAACGACATCAGCAGACTCCTCATCGTATCCCATAGACAAAGCGAATTTCTTCAAACCCTCAGCTGCTTTCAGATAAGCTTCCATCGGATGTTTGATGTCATATTTCTCTTGATCCGCATCTGCTTTAAACCAATTGGAATCACCCATCCTCAAAAACATTGCCAAATCATGACCTTGAGAAGAATGGACGTTCATTTTTCCAAAAAGATAAGATATCTCTGGACAACAAAGCAATATGGCAAACAGAGGTGCTAAATACATGCGAGCTAAACAATTTGTGATCCAGTCAACGGTGTAAAAAAGCCTTAAATTTGCCACTTCCACTTTCGCCAAAGTACGGACCTCATCTTTAATACAAGCTTCACAGACAGGAAGAAAGAGCTCACCTTGCTTCAATTTAGCAAGAGCTTCAGTTATTTCTTCTTGAGCTCCAGGATGAAATTCATACAAATCAGACTCGTCATTCTTGTAGAAGAGATCATTCATCGTTTTAGCACCATTGGGTCTAATAAAACCTAACGATGACTTGAAATTGCGACGTAAGACACCTTGCAAAGGATCTCCAAAGATTGAATCTGCAAACGACAACGGTGAGAGCTTTATATCTGGATAATTGGCAAGAATCTTTGAACTGACGTGGTTAAAATACTCATCTGAAGCTTTTTGATAAATCACTGGGGAATAATCAAAATCACGTGGTATGGCTAAGAATGTACGTTTAAAAGGAGACATATACTCACCATTCACCTTCAGAGAAGTTTTCTTTGGGAAAGAATAAGGCTCAGAGAGAAAAGATGCCAAATCGTCATAAAAAAGGGAACGACGAATGGACGTTTTGAAATGTCCTCCATGCACCTGAACTCGACCAATATGCAGAAAATTTGGATGAGCAGGCAGAGTATTGTACTGCGAAAGTTGTTCAGGAGGTTCCGAAGTGAAATGCTCTAATTCACGACACGACAATGAAGTGACAAAAGCTTTCTTCGACCTTTCCATCGTTGAAATAATTTCTTTCTGAGTAATTAAAGTACAGATTTGAGTAGTTTCACCAGACTTAGCTGAAATGATACCAACAAGAACTGACGAATTCCCAGTGAAATTACCAATGACTACTGATCCACAATCTCCAGTAATAGCCAACGGATAAGAAAAAGCTCCAACGCACTCCATGGAGTATCCTTCAATGGGAGAAAGCTTAGTGAGAACCAAGTTACTTTTATAACCACGATATGTAACAGGAAACTGTCTCATCACTGAAAAGTCCTTAATCCAATAAGATAGCAATTCTCTGCCTGGCGTAGGTCTCTTATTTTCCAACAAAACAACGTCTGGGCGCTCCCCATTCTCTCTGACAACGTGGAAGACTTCAGAAGCTGAATAAGGGACTTTGTAAGAATCTGTAATAGTAGGATATTCAATAATAAAATGATCCTTCCCTTTAACAAAATGAAGATTTGTCAACAACCATTGAGGTGTTAGTTCCAACACATGACCTTCATTCAGTCCTCCAGCATGCCTAAACTTCACCTTGTGTGTACGCGATTCAACAATCGTTGAGAGTTGAGAATAAAGAACGTTCGACTTCTCCATAATTGCATACGCAACCGGAGCTTCCTTAACATTCCATTGAGCCAAAAGATCTTGTGGAAAATTAGGCTGTGTAGATATATCTCCAATGACTAAGGAATTCAAATCAGTATTTTCTCGTAAAACAACTTTCGAAGCAAGTTCAAATGTCCTAACAAAGAACGTACGATAAACAGCATAGGAGGCAGCAGATATCCCGACCAATCCCAAGAACCACTTTGAACGTTTAACTGCATCTACAAAACGAGCTGACATAGAATTGACCTTGCGTAAGATCTCGAGGTTCTTAAGAAAATCATCAACTGCGCTGTCTAACTTCACTGAAGACCTAATCACACCAGCTGACATGTTTGACAATGCCTGACGGATTTCGTCGCTCTTACTCTCTAAAGACGCGAACAGGGAAGAAGCTTGCTGGGCAGTTAAAACAAAAGCCGCACCGATCAAGAAAGAAATGAAAGTGTACCACAAATCTTGGCCAGATGATAGAGAACGACGAGAATAAGCATCAACACGAAGCGTAGGACGAAACTCTTCAAATTCAGCTGGTTGATAATCCAGATCTTCCATGAACTTGTGAGACAGTCCCTCATGGAAATGTTCAGACAAGCCACATGGACAACGGACTATCGAAAACTTTCCAGCGGGACAGTCAGACTGTTTCAGACAATCATCAGAAAAAGGAGTAAAAACATCACCTTCCATGAAATCGTAAGTCCAATGGGCTTGTAAATCAACTCCACATGTGCAAATAGACTTCTCTCTCTCAGCATTGATTCTAACTATTTCTTTTTGCTGTTCACAACGTCTAGTGAAATAGACGAGAAATTCATTAAGACTTGTAGATTTTGATGAATATTCAAATCCTAATGTCTTGTCCGACGTACGCACGCGTCCAGTATAATAACGAGCATAGCGATACATCGAACCAGCATATTCCTCAGAAAAATCAACAGTTCGACCTTGATCTACAAATTCAGACCAAGCCATAATCGCGAAAGATTGAAACCTTCTCTCAAGTTTGAGTGTGGGACTACTAAACAAAAAATTTTTATAGTTTGTGTTAATAATCACCATTGAAACATCAACGAGACATTTGCCTTTCTCCTTAATGGCAGCAGCTTTAAACTCCAACGGGACTGAATCCATAATCTTCTGCAAAACCTCTTCTAAAGGATCTCTATCTTGCATTGGCTCCTGAGAATGATCCCACGCTAAATCATTGAAAACTAAGACTTTCGCATGATAATTCTTTTTCTCAAATGGATATTTGTTTCCGGAATTGACATAAGCAACTTCTGAAGGAGATATGGGTTTTCCTAGAACTTTTCCGTGAATAGCAACGAGAGATGAAACTAAAGTAGTTTTTCCAACACCGGGAGCACCACCAATCCATACGACAAGAGGAGGAGCTCTCTTAGAGAGATTGTGAAGCTTGCCACGAAAGTCCTGGACCTCAGCTAAGAGTTCAAGAGCTAATCTCTGAGAGGGCGGATCATCATACGTTTGAATTTCATGAATTAACTTGTCGAGCTGAACAATGATTTCTTCAAATTCTTCTGCATTTTTGGGGTCTGACTGCATCAACTTAACAGCTTTCAACCTCAGTTCATAAACTTTGGGAGCTCTGAAGAAATCTGACATATTCCCAGACATAACTGCAGCTCTAATACCGTTGACAACTGAAAAAATGGAATCTAAAACCATGCCAGGAAAAGAATCACTTTGAGTCTCAATTTCCATAAAGGGAATAAAGTATTTCCACTCTGAAAATTTCTGGAAAAAGAAGGAGCCTAATACAATGCTTGATAAAACATGCAAAGCACGGGTAGCAGGAGAAATTGCGACATCTCTGCCAAAAAACAAAGCTGTTATCTTTGAGAAAAATTCAGAACCTGAAAGAGTTGGAGTCGATGAATCTTCATAAAACAAGGCAAAATCCGATAATTCAAAGAAGCCATCAATGTAATCGACAATTCGACTCATCCATCCATAACTTGTTAACAAAGCTGAAACCATAATTATGTCCTTCCCAATAACCGCTTTGGAGAGAGCTAACATTTTTGTAAAAATTTGTGTTTCATCAGCTTCGAGAAAGTTGTGGAGAGTTGCTAATAAAGTAGCAGCTACACTTAATCTAATAGGAGAAAACAAATTATTCAAGAAATGCAAGACAATTCGCAACCATAATGGCAAAATCATAAGGAAAAGATGTATCACAACTTTGAATAAAC